AAAGTCAGAGCTGCCACGAGTACATTTAATACTAGATACAATTTAAAAGGTAAGTATGAAGCTCCAGATATAACTTTACTTGTTGATGATGTTTCAGTAGCTACTGGAAGCAAGGCAAGTATGACAAGTTATAACAATAATATAACTATGGGTAATGGATTAAGAAAAGTAGAAATATTAAATGCACAAATAAGCAAAAACATAACAACAACTAATGATATTGAGTTGAGGTATAATTTTGATCCCACAGAGGTTAAAGAGCTAACTGCTTCAACTCCATATTATACTGGTTCTGTTGAAGATGTTTCTAGCAATTCTCATACTGGGGAATATTCATTAAATAGACCACAAAATTATAGGATAAGTATTTCAAGTGCTACTGGTATTGGTTTACAACAATTAGTGGATAATCCACAAACTGATGTCCAAGTATTCCCAACTTTAAGCTCTGGATTAGCAGTAGTGGGTAACGAGAATGGTAACTTTCCTTTTTACCCAATGCTTAATTCGATTGCTACAACATCTGGATTACCGAGAGCTATGACATTTGGTGGATTGTTTGCAGTCTTAGCTATGATAATATCAAGCATTATTTTACTGGCTACCAGAACAATACCACTAGCTATATTTACTTATGGCTTTGTTATGTATTTGGGATATTTAAATAATTTTTATGCTATATGGTATGTGTTAATTATTGTATTCATTTTGGTAGCAACTTATGGATCAAGTAAATATTTAAGTGAGGGTTTTTAAATGAATACATGGACACCAGTTTTATTTTTTAGCTTGATAGTTATTGGAGCTGCTTTTATTGATATGATAATGCAACAAACAGGCTTAACAGAGGGAGCAGCTGCAATTAATGAAAGTATGCAAGTAACAAGTCTAACATTGTCAGATGTTAATCTGGGAGAAAACAATCCGATAGGGTCAGCTTTCGGTGGCAATATCTTAATGACACCATTCACTTTTATGAGTTGGTTAAAGTCTTTAACTCTTGATTATTCTTGGCTAAATAATAGCAGCTTTGGGGTTATTAGATATGTTTGGCTGGGCGTACTAAGTGCTTATGTTATGTTTGCTGGTATGAAAGCTGCAGCTGCAATTTTACAATTTTTACCATTCAGAAGATGAGTGAACAATTTACAAGTAAATTAAAAAATTTAATAATAATAGTTAGTGGATCGGTTGTGTTGGGTTTAATAATGGCAAGGTTGCTATGCCCAGCAACTGATCTACTACCAGCAATAATGAGGTAATTTAAATGCTAAACAGAATAAAAAATTGGAATATAAAAAATATAAATATAACTCAAAATAATGTAGTTACTCTGGCTATGATTTTATCAATCATGGCTTTAGTTATGAGCATACCGAGTAGCTCAAACTGTGTAAGTGCTGACAGCTGCACAGTATCATCTACAGGAACTTTTACAGGGAATATGGGTATTAAATCAGGAACTAATTACACACTGACCCAGCAACACGCTTACGCACAAAATGTAACAGCTAATTGGCAAGACGTAGGCGGTGATCATACAGGCACAGTAATTATGAAAGATAGTGCTGGAGATTTTAACTTAAATGGTGGTTTAAGGCTTGGAACGAGTGCTACCAGTACTAATGGAACGATAAGGTGGAATGGCTCTAATGTGCAAGTCTACAATACTGGCTGGGCAAACATAGGTGGCTCTCCTACTGATGATATAGGACAAGTAACTGCTGATAGTGGAAGCTTCACAGCTGCTACACAACAAGACAATATTAATATAGTAGGTGGAACTGGAATTTCAACAAGTATTACATCTGATACTTTAACGATTAACTCTTCTGGTGGTGGTATTGATTATGCTAGTTATAAATTAGGATCAGATCAAACACTGGCTTATGGTGGTAGTAGCACAGTTTTGGATTATGATACAGAAGTTTTTGATACATCAGGTTGTTTTAGTACATCATCAGGAACTATTACTTATGATGCTGGTTGCTCTAGTGCTTATTTTATGATTGAGAATACCCAATCATTTGGTTTTTCGGGTTTAAGTTCTGGTCAAGCAATAATTCAAGGTCAAATAAGAAAAAATGGTGGAGATGAATTTTATTACACAAATTGGTTTACTTTGTATGGAACAAATGACGCAGTAACACAAACTTGGACTGTTCCATTTTGTCTTGATCCTAGCGATACTGTTGACAATGAACTTTGGCATGGAGTTGGCTATGCTTCTGGTTCAATAGTTGTAAAAGGTGGTGGTAACAAAGGTGGATTTTTTACTATAACCAAAATTAAAGATAAGGGAAGCAGCTGCTAATGGCTATAAAAAAATCTAAACAAAGAATAGATCAACAAATCCCACAGGATAGACCACCAGCTTTTAGACCAGATCAAGCTGGTGGTAGTGTTGGTGGTTTTGGTAAAAAATTAGTTCCTACAAGTGCATATTTAGCTAGAGAAGCAGCTAAAAAAAGTGGAAAGAGAAGAGTAAGCGATCAATCTTCAAAAGAAGCAAAAAGATCGTATGAGTTATCAAGAAAAGGTTTTCAATCTCCAGTCCAAATAAAATTAGAAAACATCAGAAGAACTGGTAGTCCAACTGGACAAGCAAGTATGAGATATAGAATAACAAAAAAAAGTGATCAGAGGAAAATTAGCTCTCAAATTTCAAGTGCTAAAGGTGGTGGTGGCTCTTATCAATCCCCTATTATTAGTGGTAGTAAAGGTGGTTTAAAAACAAAAACAGATTTAAAATTAATGCTTAAACCAACCGAAACAAAAAAAACTGGCGTATTTAAATTAAAAGAAAAACCAGCTCCTAAAAAAACAAGCCAACAAACAAGAACTAGAGAAAAACTTACACCAACTCAACAAAGGCAAGTAGACTACAAAACGCAAGTACAACAACAAACCAATCCAGTTTACAATAATCCTTCTGTAGCAGCTAAAGTAAAACAGCAACCTGATATGTTTTTAACACAACAGGAAGTATCCAACTTATCAAGAAATATGTATTACAAGCCAACTGGAAGCGTATTACCTACAAAGCCATTTGTTGTAGGTTCTAAAGTTTTAGCTGTTGGTATGGGTGGTAAAACTCTAGTTGAATTATCTCCAGCATTATTACCACAAAAAGAGCAGGATGAAATTAAGGTATTACCACAAACAGACGAGCTAGAAATTCAAAAAGTAATTGAGGAAAAACAGACACTAAGTCCAGAAGAAATTTCAGACTTAGCACAACAAACACAACCAAAAACAATTACAACTCCACTAGAAGAAGAAGAACGTCAAAGAGTAAGACAATCCCCACTACCAGATGAGCAGGAAGCACAAATCTTAACTAAAGAAAAAAAAGAAGATGTTAACCCATTTGAAGAACCTTTTGAGGATCAATTAGAAGATGTAGGCTTAGCTGACGATCTTGAAGATGATACTGACATAGTAGAAGAACCAGAGGAAACAGAGAGAGTAAGTATTCCTGAACCTGATGTTGATAGACCAGAGGTCGAACAAATTGAAATAGGTGGAGAAATTGATCTTGAAGAAGAAATTGCTACAGAAGATGAAACACAATTTGAGCCACTAAGTGAACAAGAACTTGATACTGATGTTGAAGTTGCTACTGATACTGCAACCGAACAAGAAGCCATAACACCAGAAGATTTTTCTAGCGATTTCGAGCCAGAGCAAACTACAAAGAAAAAACCAGAAAAAGAGGTAATAGATCAAGCTGTTATTCCTACTCCAACATCAACTTTAAAAACAAGTAGAAAAAGAAAACCACCGAAACGCAAAAAGAAAATAAAATTAAAATCAGAAACAACTGAAAATATATTTAAAACTCAAAAAGGTAAAAGACCTAATATAGTAAATTTCAAAACTAGAAAAGGTTTTTTTCAGGCTAACTTTAAAAAGGGAACTGTTCAAGCTGCTCCAAAGGGTATTACCTTAGATACCAATCAGGGTTTCAGGGAAGATAGTATGAAAGTAATAACCAGAACCGAAGCAGCTACAAAGTTCAAGACCAGACGTGATCCCTTAAAAGCTTTAGAACGTAAAGGTATTATTTAAATGAGAGCTTATACAGAATATGTTTTTCTTACAACACTTGCATTTTTATTGTTTATAACCTATTTAGTTATTACTGTGCGTTCTGATAGCGTTGATTTTGATGTAAATGGTATCAAAGTACCAAATGAAGCTATAACTGATGTCTATCAACTCTATATTGACGAGAATTGTGCTTCTGGGAACTATTCCAGCTTCAAATATGCTGGAAACTTTTATAGTTCCACTAGTAAAGATATTTTAATAAGTTCCTTAACTCTCCCTACAACAAATGCAGCTAGTGGAGTAATTAAGGTTGGTTATGCTGATACAACAGTTGCTTGTGGAGGCATACCTACAAACCCAGTTATAAAATACATCAATTCAAGTCCAGACATAGACAGCTTCCTTAATTTAGATGTATTTATACAAGTGCCAGCTACTAAATATCCATTCATTTATGTATCTGGCTTTAATTACTCTGGAGCTGCATTAGGCACAGAATATTAAAAAGCTAATAAGTTTCAAGTGGGAATGGAAGAAGGCTGGAAAACCTATTAGCTTTGATCTCATTTTCTTATATCTCATAACAAATAACAATAAATAACAATTAAAGTTATTGTAATTATTTTGCATTTTCTATATATTCTTGAAAATGGAAGAAGTTAAACTCATCAAATTATTGAATATTTTAGATCAATCTATCAGGGAAGATTTTAAGGTTGCCAATTCTATTTTTATCCTTAAAGAACTTATAAAGGTTACTAACTTTGATTTATCTATTGTGGGTCATTCTGGGATTGTGTTACTTGGCTCAAATAAAAGTTTTGCTAAAAAACTAAATATAAATGGTGTTACTAAAAACTCAATAAATAGACACTTAAACAAACTTCAAGATAAAAAACTAATCTGGCGTATATCAAGACAAAGACAAGAACCTATAGCATTAAAAAAGAATAGTAGAAAAGGCTTCTCTAGTATTGTTTTTATACTCCCAGCAAACAAAGAGTTTAATCCAGAACTTTACAATGATTTAAAAAGAGCCAAAACCTTTAGAGATTTAGATATATTAATGCAAAAATTTGTTCAAGTATCTATTAAAGGCTTAAAAGATAAGCAGCTGCAGGAAAAAATATTACTGGCTAGAAATTATAAGGATAAGGCTTATAAGGATAATATAAGAGCTTCATTAATAGGTATCTGGGAAGAAATTAACAAAGGTATGGTGTTAGATAGTAAAAAATCAAATAAAGCCAAAATAGAGCCAAAACAACAAATTATTAAAGATACTGGGCGAGAGATTTATATACATTAACAAAAACCCTAAGTCGTTTTGGCTTAGGGAATGTTCATATAGTACAAAGATTAGTTAGGATACAAACTTCCAAATAGTAAGTAAAGAACAAAAATTTTTACAAAATACAAGAAAAAATATATAAATAATAGAGAATTAATATTTGGCTCAAAATTTTAAATGCAAAAACCAAGTAAAATAAAATTATTATCTGATAGTTTAAAAAATAGTATTGATTGCTTACAATGTGCTAAAAAAAATGCAAGGATTTTAGAACTGGAAGCCAAATTGATAAAAACAGAGTGCCAGTTAGATCACGCTAGATCAATTTCTGGAATATATAAAAGTCGGAGTATATAAAATGCCAAAGGGTAAAGGAACTTATGGTTCTAAGGTTGGTAGACCAAAAAAAAGAAAACCAGCCAAAAAGAGAAGAAAATAGTATTTACTTATAAATAATTTTTCTATAAATTAAATATACAAAGATTAGTTAGGCTCTACAAAACTATACAAATAGTAAGTCAAACTAAATTAAAGTGGGAGTTTTCACAGGGCGTTTACTCCCACTTTTTTTATTCCCAAATTAAGCAAACATTCTAAATTTTACATTTTGATATTGTCCTTGCAGCTAGCCTGCACATTCTGAAAAATTTTTAATTTAGTATCCATTCCATACAATAATGGAAACAATTACTCATAAAATCCCCTTTTTAATAAGATTGCAGCTATAACTATTGTAATAATTTAATTTCTTTTATATTCTAATGGAAACAAATTAGTTATAAGGGAGAAAAATGATAGATAAGTGGGAAAAAGATAAATACATCAATGAAATTCTACGCTTAAATGGTCGAATTGCTGTATTTAAAAATCAAATTACTGAATTAATAGATGAGGTAGAAATTTTAAGAGCTACTGAAAATGACAAAATAGAACTTTTAAAAAATCTTAATGGTTCTAATTTTTCTTGGGTTGGTATATGGGAAGAAGCAAGGGTTTTTGGGGGTAGTGAAGAGGGTGGCTGGTATTTTAACCACAATAATTTAGTTAATAAACCATTTCAAATACCTGACGATTTGAAGGTAACTATGGAAAAATGGTTTGTTAAACAATATGGATCAACTAGAAATCAAGATGTTGTTATGAGTGATGAAGCATACACAAGAGAAATTGAGATGTATGGAGAGTTATTAGAACCTATAAGAGGGGAAGTAACATCTGCTGGTAAAAAGAAAATAACATTCCATAAAGAATATCCACAAGAAGCTCCCTATCCTATTTACGAATAGGATAGGGTTTTGTCTGTCTACAGGTGTGTGCCTGTACTGATGAGTTCAAAAGAACGAAACAGAAAATGATAACTATTAAACAATGACAAAATATAAATTGTATTATGAAAGAAAATCACTTACTAGCTATTTAGTAAATGCAACAAAAAGGTATTTAAGAAATACTGGTCAAGATGAAATTTTAATTACATTAGCAAAAAAGAAATTAAAAAATAAATTAAATAATGATGATATACCCACATTAGCCAATTTATGTAGGTATATGGCTAATGAAATTAATGAAAAAATTGTTATATGGCATTCTGGTAATGTTGACTGCAAAGGAAATATAAAAGAATGACAATTAAAGTAGATCATTATTTAACCCATAGCCAGATAAAAGATATTATTGGCGTTACTTATAATCCAAATATGGAGTTAATATTAATGCTAATGTTTTATTGTGGTTTAAGGGTGTCAGAAGCTATTAACATACACAAACACACCATTAACAAGGAAAAAGGGTATCCTACTATCACTTTGATAGGTAAAGGCTCTAAAGAGCGTACTATCAGGATACCCAGTAAGAGTTTAGTATCAAAACTAAAGTTTAGAGCCACTAAGTATCCATTTAGTAGGCAAGGCGTAAGACAACATATTGTAAGAAAATCTAAATTATTTGATTGGAGCAAAGATATTAAATGGAAGATAGGTTGCCACACTTTTAGGCATAGTGCAGCTCATTATTATTTATCTAAAGGCGTTCCAATAAATGAACTGCAGGCGTTTATGGGTCATTCCAGTCTGGCAATAACACAACTTTATTTAACAACCGATAACCAGAATAATGAAAACTGGAGCGTTGATTAATGAAGAATATTAGATTTTCAAAACCTATTTATAACACGCTTCAAGATGAAAATTTTTTTAGCTGCTTAGTGTGTAAAGAAAATTTTTCTGGGGATAGCAATATTAAAGATGAAGCCATTTTTCTTGAAGATTATGGTTTTATCTGTTTAGGTTGTTTACATAAAATAGCAGTTGTTTGCTCAGAAAATAAAACATGGAGTTTTAAATTTGATAAAAAAAGTTGAATATATTTCTTATGGTGGTGGCACACCGAGCTTAGCTTTAATTATTTTAAATATTAAGGGCGAAATTAAACCATTAGATAGTAAAAATAAGGTTGACGAAATAATTTTTGCTGATACTGGCTGGGATAGAACTGACACTATGGAGCAGATGTATGAGGTAGAAAAATATGTTAAATCTCATGGATATAATTTTAAAATTGTTCAAAGTAAATTAGGTTCATTAGAACAATTGCTATTTAATAATTTAAAAGAAAATAAATTTATTCCTATTCCATACCATTCTAAAGATAAAGGTATAGCCACTAGACAATGTACAAATCAATTTAAAATAACACCGATAAATCAGTTTTTAGTGGCTAAATATGGATCAATACCCAGAATAGCTCAATTAGGTATTCACTATGACGAATTTTATAGAGTAAAACAACCAATGGTTAAAAGGGATATAAATAGATTTCCACTTGTAGATTTAAAACTAAAAAGAAATGATTGTATAAAGATAGTTTCAGAATCTGGTTTACCAATGCCTCCCAAATCAGCTTGTGTAGGTTGTCCCTATTTACCAGCAGCTAGATTTATTGAACTTAGTTATGAAAATCCAAAAGATTTTGAGAGAGCTGAAAAAATAGATACATTGATGAATAAAAAGGGTAAATACCTATCCAATCAAAAAATACCATTATCTTCTTTGAAAAAACAAAAAGTTTTTCCAGATATACTTGAAGATAGTTCATGCGAGTCTGGTTACTGTTTTACATGATAAAAAAAATAATTAGATATTTTAAATATAAAAAAATAGCTGACCGAACGTGGTTAAAAAGATGAAAAATTACACAGTTAGAAAACTCTTAAATCATGAATATAAAAAGTGGTTATTAGAAAAACATTATGCAAAAAGATTAGCCAACGTTTCTTATGCTTATGGCTTAATTGATGAAAATTATAATATTCTTAGTGTTGCTACTTTTGGTAGTCCAGTAAACAGGCAATTTAATAATGGGGATTGTATATTTTATAATTATAAAGTAAGAACTTTAGAATTAAACAGGCTTGTTATGAATAGTAATCAAGAAAAAAATTTATTAAGTTATTTTCTTAGCAGCTGCTTAAAATTATTACCTAAACCATTAGCTGTAATATCCTATGCAGACCCTAATAACAATCATCATGGTTATATATACCAAGCAACCAACTGGATATATACAGGAAAAAGTGCCGATAAATATATATATCATTTTGCTAATGGGGATAGTTTTGATGTTCGTAGAGGCATACACAAAAAACCAAAAATTATTAAGCATGAAAAAGTAAAATCTACATATAGATATTTATATTTATTAGGAAGCAAAAAAGAAAAAAAAGAAATGCTTAAAGATTTAAAATATGAACATTTAGATTATCCTAAAGGCAATAATAAAAATTATGAATGTATTGATATTAATATGAAAATACAGCCAGAATTATTTACTTTTTAAAGCGTTAGGTTTAAATCTGAAACATCATTTGGTAAATGAATAGCGTTTTGTTGTGATCTTCCCTTTTTCTTAACACTTAGACCCATAGCTTTTATAAGTTTTGCAAAGTGCTTACTCTCTATAATATCTCCGCTCTCTTCATTCCACTTATTACATAAAGCCATAACTGGAACCTTTTTTCCAGCATGTTCAGGAATTACTTTTTCTTTAAGCCATTGTTGTACATGAAACTCTCTCTGTGCTTCTATATTTTCTCTAACTTTTTCAGATGTAAATTCTTCAAGTTCAGAGTGGTCAATCATTGTCATAGTATCGTAAATTCCATAAAAATCTTCTGCGTTATAAATTACTGGTAAATATTGTTGTGAAAAACCAAATGGTGTATTTTCAGTAGATGTATAATAGCTGTTTATTCTATGGCTTCTTATCATTCCCTTTTTTGCTCCAGTTGTATAAATTCTCATGTATGAAGCCGGCGAAATAACATAATCAACTTGTTGTCTTAATCTAGCTGTTAAATCACTTACAAATTGAGTTGTCATATAAAGGTTAATGTTTTTATGTCTTAATTGTGTTATATAGTGGATTAACTTTTTTAAATAAGTTGCTCCCCCACTCCAGCTATCAAAAACAACCTGTGCTTCGTCTATGAATATATAGCAGTCCTGCAGGTCATTTTCCACAGTATAAGAAAGCATATCAGCTATATCTAATTCTTCTCCGAACTTTAGAGCTCCATTATGGAAAACTTTATACCCAGTTTTCCATTTATGATACATACAAATAGCTGTGAATAATGTTTTCCCAGATCCCCTAACTCCCTTAACTATAGTTACAGATGATTGATTTAAAACAGCTGCTGGTATCCAATCAGTTGCAGCTGTATTTTTGCTTATTAGTTTTTGTATCTCTGGGGATACTCTATGACCTGTTGTCATTAAATTTTAGCCATAATCTCACTAGATAAAACAAATATTAAAAATCCTATTCCACCCAAAATAATTAACAATAATCCTTTTTCAAATATTTCTTTTTTAGCGCTTGTTTCTACATAGGTTGTTAATCTTTGAATTGATGATTGTTCGGTAATAGCTGCTAACTCTTGTGGGTTTACTGGTATATCATCTTTAAAGAAATAAGGATCATATCCGAAATAATTATTATTTCTTTTAACCAGAACTTTTATCAATTTTTTTCCAATCATTTTTGAGTTTTTTTCTAAAATAGTTAAATCAATTTCTTTAGGGATTATTACAAACTCCCAGTTAACAACATTATCTTTTTCATAAGCAACTAATATTTTAGTAAATCTGAAATTTAAAAATAAATAACTAAGAAGGCAAAATAAACTCAAAAAAATAACTAGCATTATATTACCGAAGATCATGCTAATTTGTGTTAGATAAAGTGAGAGCATAATCAAAAGAAGCATAAGTCCAGCTGCAGCTGCTAGGATAATACTTGTACTATCATAAAAGAATATATTTTTTTTGCTTAGTATTTTTAAAAATGAACCTTTTTCAATGTATTCATTTATATAATCTTGATATTTCATAACTTGCTGGAAACATAAGGAATTATTACCACTAATCCAAGTGCAGCTACTGTAGCAGCTCCAATAACCAAAACAATACCCAGATAAGTAGTAATTTTATCAACTGATTTGGGTTTTTTTTCAGTTTGCATTAAGGTATTTTCTACAATCTTATCTTCAATATGATCCTGTAAATCAAAGGCTTCACTATCAATAATAAAATGGCTCTCATTTTCAGTAATAGGGTTTAACAGATTTACCTGATTACTATTGATAGTTACAGCTGTTGTTTTTTTCTTTCCGAATAATCCATAAACAATAGGATTAATAAAAAAGCCAACTTGATTAATATCTAAAAAATAGCTCTGGCTTTCATCAATATAAATTAATTGGTTCTGGATTATTTCAGATTTATTAAAAATAACTGATTTATCATTTTTAAAATTAACTGCAGTTAGGCTCATAATTGATCCAAGTCTTTTTTCTTATTGTCTTTTTGTGGTGGGATAAATGTCATTGTCTGAGCTGCATAGTTAACAGCTAAATGATCTATTGATCTTGATCTAATATCAAACTCTTTTATAATTGCAGCTGCTTTGCTTCTGGTGTTTAATTTACCAGTTAACTTTTTATTACTGTGTTTAATTCTTTTAAGCTCTCTCTGGTTCACTTTAGCCATTACGTTGCAGGCGTCTATTACTTGCATTTGATTTCTATTAGCCATGACAGCTGCTTGTATTAAATCTTTAGGTGGAGCAACAAAGAGTTTAGGATCAAAGGGATTAGACTGATTGAACAATGGGTTGCCCATTCTAGCTGTTATATCTCTATTTATCTGGTCATCAGGGCTTCCAAAATTACTTGTCATTAACAAACTTCCTAATAAGTAATGGATATTTATATATACATAAGTCTAGCACACTAATTAATAAAAGCCATATCCTTTGAATATATTTTTACTACCTACGTAGTAGGTAAGTGGATAACCTATATATAAAAAACATTAGCTTATATGTATTGTAATAATAGTGGCTACTTATAAAATAAAATCTAAACAATATTAATGAGGTAATTTTGATATGTTATTAAAAGGATTGGCTTCAATCGGTTTTATGGCTATAGCTTTAGTTGTTTCAACTGGAACTATGAGTTCAGTAAATGAGCAAACCGAAGCAGCTAGAACTAGAAGCGTTACAGATAGTAATGTTTCAACTTGTTCTACTGGTGTGGGTGTTACTCAATGTGAAATTGATTTGAGTGAAACTTCTCAATATAGTGAGATTTCGGTCAATGGTGGGTCAGTCCTAGAAACAAGTCCGAGTTCAGTAGACCGAACTGGTCAGACTACTCTGAACAACGAGAGAAATAAAATTACTATTACAGGGTTAACTGCTAGTACCAGTTACATTTTTGATATAAGCTATTTTGGCTTAGCTGCTGGTGTAGACCAGACAACATCAAATGTAATGCAATATATTCCAATGGTAATTATTCTTGGCGTACTTGTTATAAGTATGTTGTGGCTTCTTAGTACAACTGGTGTACTTGGGAAAGTTTAGGTTGAAACAACATTAAACAAATCGAAAAAGGAAAAAAAATTATGCTTAGAAATATAACAGCAGTAATTTTCGCAGTTATCACTTTAGTAGCTTTTTTGGCAATTTATCCGACAATAATTACAAGCGTACAAGCTGTATTAGCAACAGCTGGCTTAACTGCAACATTCCCAGCAGTAGCTAGTATTGTTACTTTGATACCGCTAGTCGCGGTAATTGGGGGAGTTTCAATCGCTGGATTGATAGCTTACGTGGCAGCTAAAAAGGGTGGAGCTGGATAAAACCAGACCACAAAGGAGATATGGAAAATGCTTAATTTAGGATACAGCTCTCTATTTTCGTTATTCTTAACGCTTAGTGTGTTTTCAATAACAATGGATTTAGTAGGCAAAATTCCTACTTTATCATTTTCCATACTCATTTTTGCATGTATTACTCTGGCGTTGTTTTCATTAATATTGTTGTGGGAATTAGTATTTACAAAATCTTAGGAATTAATGAAAAAACTTTTAATGGTTGCAGCTATAATAGTTGCTACTTTTTATGCTCCAAATATAGCTAGAGCGGATACTCCAATAACTATAGAGAGTGCCACAGCTTTCACAGAAATATATGATACTGGAACTAATGTAAATTATATTTTTGCAGTTAGATACAATCTTCCACAACCGATCTGGTATACCCATTTAGAGGACATTACTGGTTGTACTACCACAACTGGAACTTCCACTATTAAATGTACTTATCCAGACACACTTAACTCAACTCTTTTAACCATAGGATTATATGACAACGCAGGTACAACTTATGGAAGCAGCTACACAGAACCATTAACAGTTATTGGCGATACCTTAACTGGTTTAAATGTTGATGAATTGCCCAATGGGAAAACACTACAAGAAATGTCAGATGATGGTTCTAAAGTTTGTATTGATAGCTTAAGTACCCATGTTGGTATTCATTGTGTTGATATAGTTATTTCTACAGAAGCTATAGTTGATGTTAATGACACTTACAAAGCCCGAATGACAAAATTTCTACAGGATCAAATAATTGATATTGAACTAGATACAAATCTTCCTCAAGAAACACTTATAACCAATACTGGAAAAGTTACTGGGAATGGAGTTTATATTACCAGACGAGTTAGTCCACTACTACAACAATCAATTCCAGAATTATTTGCAGTAGGCTTATTGGATATTTTTGGAACTCCAGTTCCCTTTGCAACTCCAGAGCTGGCTGGAACTCTATTATCCAATGCTAGTACTGGAACTTATACGAGTAGTATATATGAAGCTGGCAACGTAATGAGCAAACAATATTTCGGAATGAGTGGTTATTTATTCTGGGCGTTTTTATTTATTATGATGAGCTTAATTAGTGGCTCTGGTATGTACTTAATTAGTGGCTCTAATACAATGGGAGCAACTATAGGATTTGTAACTCCCTTAGTAGCTGCAGTATTTTTAGCTCCACAAGTATTAACACAAGTAGCAGCTGGATTATTTGTATTAATGATCGGGTTAGTAATATTTATAGCAAGGAAAATGCCAAATTGAAATTATTTAATTTACAGCTAAGACAAGCAAGTCCATATCTAAGCTATGGAGTATTAATATTGTTTGCTATTTTTTGTCTTTTTTATGCTTTTTACAATGGGAATAATTGTGCAAGTGCTAGTGTTACTCCAAGTGATTTTTGTAAAAGGATTACAATATCTGTTACTAATAATGGAACGAGTGAAACAAATGCTCCAGTAAGAATTCCATTTAATCCTGCAGGTATGACGACACTAAATTATGTTGATAGTTTTGGAAGCCAAGCTCTAGCAAGTAACAATTTAAATGATATTAATTATATGAGCCAATCTTTAAGCAGTACAGCTAGTGCTGGTTGGTGGTTTATAATGCCAGACTTGGATAATGCAGTTTTAGAAATAATTGATTATTATGTAGGCGATTTAGATCAGACTGCATGGCGTGATAATGGCTTTTATTTTTATAATAATAATTCATCTACTGATGATTTAATAACAATCCCAAACAACGCTAATTTTAATCTAACCGATAATTTTAATTTAGAAGC